GGCAGCCATAATCTTGGCTTACCTTTCGGATCAGGAGAATGTTGCTTTGACGAACTTGGTTTCGTCCATCATCAGGGTTGCAAAGTACCCTCTGAAAGCCAGAGTCCTTGACATCGTAGATGGAATATCGATACTAAGGGCGCCCTTGGCTTGCTCGAACAGTTCATAACCTGATGCATCGCCCACAATGACTGTGTCTGCGGCAAAGTTGCGGTCTGGAACTACGCGAAGTCCAAATGCCATTCCTTCATATTGTGTTGGGCCAAGATCGCCAAATGCGTTCATAGGGCCAACCTGTGGAAATAACGGACGCTTTGACGAATCGCTAAGCGACATAAGCGTTCCCCACCAGTCAGGACTGACGAAAAGATGGGTAGGAAGGTTGCCATTGCTTGACGACAAAATTGTTTGAGCAGCAGTGGAGATCCAAGTTGTCCAGTAGGAAGCATCAGATGCTGAAGCAGCTGCGAAGTTTTGTGTCACTGTTGCACCGGTCTTCAAGTTGTCTGCTGCGACATTGTCGGTGGCGTTTGCATAAATGCGAGCCATGTCATCGAGCACTAGCGAAATTACTTCGGGTGTACTCCAGTCGATTGATTGTTCGGAGAGGGTCACATATCCTCCGTATGTACCTTTTGTGACCTGACGATCCGTGATTACGAATTGTCCAGCGGTGAGCGCGGTGTTCTCGTTTGCTTGATTACCGATTGAAGTGTGTGTTGTTACTTCTGGACGGATAAAAACTTTGCCGCCTTGTGGCATCGCCTTAACTCCTACAGCATCGATGACAGGCCTACGACCAATAAAATTATTGTAGGTCGGCTGAACAATCGGCAAAGGCAAGATGCCAGGAATATCAGAGTTGTCCACAAATGGCGCGGCAGCTTCAATGCCCGATCGCATCTCTGCAAACTTGTCTGGATTCGTTACAAAAGCCGAAATGTATTCGGCAGGTGTTGGCATGTGGAACTCGCGCTTTGCGGTTGCAAAGATCGTTTGAGTTGCTTTTGATGCTTCGATTACGGCTGGTGCTTCGACTGTTTCGTTCATGGTTTCTGTCTCCTGTTGAGGTGCTTCTTGAATAGTAGTAACTTCTTCTTCTTCTGGGGTGGATGCTGCGACTTGCTGGATTGGTGCGTCAAAGGCTCCTCGAGCGACGAGTGAAAGTTCGCTCCAAGTTGCCGAGGTGACGATCATTGTGCCTTCTTTGTCGTATTTAAATTTCAAGGGTTCCACACCGACACTCACTTCGGGAAGCGCGCCGTCGCTGGCAAGGACGAGCGCCTCCGAGCCGAGCAAAGTGTCCGAAACTTTTGCCACAAAGAGCATTCCTTCTGGCGTTTCCAGACGCTCTTGGACGATGCCGATTACCTTGCTTGAATCGTGGTACATCATAAGAGTCGGTGCGCGTCCGTCTACTGGCAAAGACCCCGGGGCGAAGGCCACCATAGTTCCGTCGCTCACTTTTGCTGGAGTGTTGTAGCGAACTGCAATTCCCGAGATCGTGCGTCGTGGTGCTTCGCCTTCGGCGGCGTCAATCGTAAAAGATTCTGTAGTAAGTCTGATCATGTTTGGATCCTAGTTTTCTATAAGTGCGTCTTGAGGGATATCGGTTTCGTTCATTCGGTCGTCTGGCATGTCGCCGCCCATGTAAGCCTCTGCTAAGAAGTCATCTGTGTCAAAGCAAACATAGGTTCCGCGAGGGAGCACATTGTCGGATGACAGTGTTTCAGTGATGCAGTCGGCAAGCGCTTTGCAAGCGTAAGTCCAAAGATCAATGCGCGACTGCTGGGATGACTGGTACGAGTAAGCACCGATTGAGACCGAGAGCAAGTAGGACGGTACGCCAAGAATGCGTCCAAGATCGCGCGCCGAATAATCTGCTGACTCGATCATCAGCATCTTGTCAGGTGTCGCTTGTGTTGGTACATACTCAAGGAACTCATTGAGCGCTGCAGTGTTGTTGCCGCTAGTGCGAGCCAAATTGAACTGCGCGGCGAGATCGCTCAACTCTTGGGCCGATAAAGGCTCACCGCCAGTCTGCTTGAGATAGCCCGAAGGCAATACCGACTGTGACGCTCGAAGCCGTGACTCTTCTACGCGGAGTGCGATCTCTACAGCGCGCGCCCCAGTTGAGTTCAATGATTGCATTGGTGAGATGAATTGAATGACATCTCGCGGATCAAGTTGGACGCCGTTAAAGACAAGCTGCTTAGACGGGCCGAAGTAGCATTCGCCTTGCTGATCAAGTGTCTGCACCATTGCGGCAGGTAGACGAGTGAAAGAACTTGGATATTGATCAGCCGTCCTTGATTCAATCAGCCAAAAGGCTCTGCCCTCAAAAATTAAATCATCGACCGTCCATGAGATGATGAACTGGTTTGGAACGGACTGGTCAATTCGCGACAGCCATGATCGAGGAGCAAGTGGAACTTCTTCCATTTCTTCGCCGTTCCACATTTCGCGATACATCTCCAACTTCATTCCAGAGATTGTGTCGCAGATCAAGTCTCTACCGCGCACGATTACAGGCAAAGTCATCGCACGGGCTCTCCGCTGACCCTGTTGCCACGATACAAAAGAGCGCAAAGGAGAATAAGAAGAAGCACCGACAGCCGCTTTAACAGACGGTTCTACAGACGCAACAAGTTCACGGGATTTTGAGAAGATAGCCATAACACATAATGCCACATAATGAGTGGATCATGGTGGCACTCGCCCAGTCAGTTGCGGTATCCCGACGACAGGCAAGCAAGCGGACGAGTGCCGACTTGATGCTAGTTGGCGATCAATATCATTGAAGGCTTTTGAGATTGACCCGGGCGTGCAGCTGCCGCAGCTCCCCAGATCATCGTGCGACACAACTCGATAGGGCCAGCCGACTTCTGCGACGACACCGCGATCGAGCCTTGAGTCCTGACCATGACCGCGCGACAGACATGCTCCGCAAGCATGGCTTCCCCAGTGTGAACTAGACGACCTTCACTAATCATGTTTCTTATTATGGGGGTGTATTGCAGAATCTCTTTGTATCCCATGACGACGCGCCGACGCTCAAAGACTGGCGGACAGTGGGCATCAATGGTCGGCGAGAAGATGAACTTGATCGCAGGATCAGCCGCCGCCAATGCTCCGACATGAGCCCAAAGTTCTTTGGCAGTTTCGGCAGTGAAAGCAACCGAGACACAAGTACGACCGTCACCAAGCGCCACAGACTTGGTAGCGAAGTAGCGCGATTCGTCCATTGATGCCTCGACGGAGATGACGCCGCCAGCAGGGATCGGGCCGTTGTACTCAAGGTCGGGCCATAGGTGAGTTTGGATCCAAGATTGGGTTGAAGCGATCCACATGTTCAGCGATGAGCGCAGAAAGTTGGAGCGGTCAGGATCTTTAGATTCGGCGCGCAGAGTTTCCATTGTCAGAGTGTGTCCGAGTGCCGGGTTGCCCCAACCGAAAGACGATTCCAACATCGGATCTACTGTTGGCGGTGGGCTCCATTCGGCGAAGTAGAAGTTGGAAGGATTGTTTGTGTCAATTAGGCGAAGCGCGTTCTCTCGATGTCTGATAAAGAGCGAACTTGATTCGGTGCCAGCGGTGGAGAACATTGCCAGGAGCGGAGACCTTCGGACGCGCTGGGTTGGGATCAGGCCAGCCATAGCGATCTCCGAGATGTCAAAGATCTCATCCGCGCAGATCAGATCCACCGACATTCCGTGACCGATTGAAGGGTTCGCCGCGCGCACCATCCACCGCGATCCGTCTGGCATCGTCGCCGAGTTCCGACCATACGACTTGTAGATCGTTGCACCTAGACGCTCAAGGGTTGGCGCCAGTTCCTCGAAGAGCAAAGTCCCAAGCGTCAAAGTGTGAGCCGTAGAAAGGATCGTTTGTTTTGTGCCTCGGATCTTTGGCATCTCCAAAAGCCAAAATAGGATCAAGCATTGAATCAGGACGGTCTTACCATTTTGTCTCGCGACAGATACAAGGCTTGAACGGTGCACAAGATCATCC